TGATTTTTACCACTTGTAGCTATTTTAAAGGTATCATTTTGATCTGGATAAGTTTCTGTGCCAAATGAAGTTTCTTGTACTCCATTAATATATAGTTTTACTCTATTTGAAGCTGTCCCTTGTGTTGTATCTATTTCATAAACTACGTGGTACCAGGCGCTGTGGTCCCTAAAAACTCTATTTGTTATTAATACACAATCATTAGAACCACCTGTTCTACTTCTTAAATATAATGTTCTATTTGTTCCTTGAAGTCTTATCCATAAATTATTAGTTGTATTTTGATCCCCACCCATATAGATATATTGTTCATTATCTACAGCTGAATGTGTATTTTTAAACCAAAAAGATATCGTGTAAGTAGTACCATAAGAACCTGATGAAGCTGTTCTTGTTAAATAACCATCTTCACCATGGTTAAATCTTACTGAGTTAGCTACGTTATATGTTGCGTCTTTTATTGAATTAGTTCCAAGTATTAAAGGCATTACAACTCCAACGTTGGAAGCTCACCTATTGGTCTAACCATAACATCTGGTTCACCCTCATCTGCAGTATTTACATAAGTAAATAAAGTTTTAAGAGCTTCTGTATCTGCAGCGTTTGTAATAGATGTTTCCATTTCAGCTGCTTTAGTTCTTACTGCTGCTCTATGATTTGTAATAGTTGATGGCACTGCTGTGCCAGCATCTGCTTTTCTAACTATATACCAATCTGTTTCTTTTAAGTTTGCCATTGCTTGTTCTTTTATTTTATTTATCAAAATTGTTTTAAGACCAGGGTTTCTTACATCGCCAACAGATTTATCGGCTGGTAAATCTCCATTATCTGAATCTGCCTGTGTCCATAAAACATCTGCATGTGCTTTAGCAGTTGCAGTTTCATAAGAAGCTGTCACAGTTCCAGCAGATGCATCATAAGTATAAGTTTGTTTAGAATTAATATACCATTCATTATCTTTTTCATTAGTGTTATCAAAAGTAACAGGTATGATACCAATATTTTTTAATTCATCAGCACTCCACGCAGAAAATATTTTAGCTGGATACTGTGTATCTCCTATAATTATTGGTCTAGGTTGATTCATAAGACTAGATATTTTTCCATCTTTTATTATTGCGTACATATTATATTAACTCCTATTAACTCTCACTTAAATTTAATGTTCTACCTACTTCTTGCCATACAGAACCATTGTATCTAAATACAAGAATATCTGTTTTACCATCCGTTGATGTAAATGTTGGTGCAGTTGAAGCTGCAAATTCAAAAACTGTGTTAAAAGCAATAGTATGTGAACCATTATAATTAATTTCTAAACATATAAATGCACCCTCTACATTATTACTTGGTGCAGAAAAAGTTGTATTTTCTGTTGTTACATGAAAAGCATTTGGTTTTGCAGATGCATCCCAAGCAACAGCATTTGATGATGAAGTAAGTGCTTGTTGTCCAACATTTGCAGCACCACTAAAAGTAACAACTCCAGCAGATGAAATTGCCATGGCGTCTGCATCTGAAGCTGATCCTATCTGACCGCCATCTGCTATTTTAATATCATGATTAAATACAGCAGTACCAGCATCAGACATATCTAAAGTTAATGCTGTAATAGCAGAACCACCATCATCACCTTTAAATATAATATCTTTATCTTGAACACTTGAAGTAATTACTGCATCACTTGAACTATTGCTTATATCAAGAATAGATGTTCCACCAGATTTAAATGTTACATTATTGCCGGCTGCATCTAACACAATATCAGCTGCAGCATCTACAGTTAAATTATTAGCACTAATAGTCATGTCAGTGCCATCACCTTCAATTTTTTCTGAATCACCACCAAAAACTATTCCAACATTGTTTGGAATGTGCACATCTGATGTAGCTGTTAAATTAATTTTAGCTCCAGAAGTAATTGTTAAGTCTGTGCTATCGCCTTCAATTTTTTCACCAGATCCAAAAGTAATACCAACGTTTGCTGGTATAACTACATCAGCTGTTGCCGTTAAATTAATATTATTACCAGTGATAGTTAAATCTGTACCATCACCTTCAATCTTTTCGCCATCGTCACCAAAAGTTAATCCTATATTTGCAGGAATATTTATGTCACCACTTGATCCAACTTCAAAAGTGATATCTGTTCCATCACCTGAAATTGTTTCTTCAGCAGCTCCTAACATAATTTTTTTACCAGAAGCCATGAGTAGTGCAGAAACATCTCCATCAAATCTAGCAACTTCAGTTGAAGAGCCTCCATCGTTAACTTTAAATATTATATCTTTATCTGATGTTGCAGATTCAATAATAAAATCAGTTGAACTATTTGTAAAAGTAGCAATGGATGTACCAGCATCTTTAAAAATTATATCTGCACCATCTGCGTCTAATATAATATCTGCCTCTGCATCAAGTGTTATATTACCTGATGATAAAGAATCTATTTCTGCGATTACAGGTGTTGTTAAAGTTTTATTTGTTAAAGTTTGTGTTGCAACAAGAGATACTAATGTTGAGTCAGCACCATCTGGTAATAACATTTCATTTGTAACACTCGCTGAGTGTGGTTGTGCTTTTAATATTTGGCCGTGTGAATTATTTTCACAATTAAATTGTATAGCACCTGAATTTGTATCACCTAAAACAGTTACATGCCCTGTGCCTTTTGCACTTATATTAAAATCAATATTAGTGTCACCACCAGTAGCTTTTATTGATGGTGGATTACCTGTTGCAGCATTAGTTACATCAAATTGATTAACTGCTGAACTTGTTGTTTGAAATATAATTTGTTCATTTCCATTTTCATCTCCAATAAAATGTGCATCATCAATTAAAATATTATGCGAGTTAGTATCTAAGTTTGCACCTAATTGAGGTGAAGTATCCTCTACTACATTTGATATTGCACCTGATGAAGCGAGTCCTGATACTATTGCTGATCTAGTAATTTTTTTAAGTCCACCACCTGAAGTATCAACTGCTAAGAATACATCATCATTAGCTACTGTAGATATTTCTGATAATGATCCTACCGCTATTGAATTAAAGTTTGTACCATCTGCAACTAATAAATTACCCGCAGTGTTTGTGCCCATGGTAATATCATCACCAGCAACTGTAAGATCTCCTGTAATACTTAAATTTCTAAATCCAGATATATCTTTATTTGAATCTACTATAACTGCTAAAGATGCAGATACAGTTCCTGCAGTAATACCGTCTAGTAAATTTAATTCTGCCGCTGTTGATGTTACACCATCAAGTATGTTTAACTCTGCTGCCGTTGATGTTACACCATCAAGTATATTTAATTCTGCTGCTGTTGATGTTACACCATCAAGTATATTTAATTCTGCTGCTGTTGATGTAATCGCTGTGCTTCCAAAAGTAAGTCCACCCTCTGGTACAACAATACTACTACCTGATTGTGCAGTAAAAGTATTTGCTGTAAATTGAAAATCATCTGCACCAGCAATTTTAATATCTATTTGATCATCTGTATCTGCTGTAATAGTGGTATCACCATCAGCATCTAAAACTAATTCTCTTCCCTCTAAATCAGATGCTCCACTAAATCCTGCATCAACAATATTTGTTCCATCTGAATAAACTAATCTTGTAGTTTTTTCTGATACACCAAAAGTAATACCAGTTCCTGATGCTGTTTTAAATTGCACTGTGTATGCACCTGATGTGCCATTAGTTACAATGTAAACTTTTTCAATTGAATCTGGAACAGTTACAATAGAATTACCTGTAATAGTTCCCGTTAATTTTATAACAGCGTGTCTTGCAACTGATGTTGATTCTGTTGCATCTCCATCCGTAATTGTTAGTGCTGTTGTTCCACCGCTAGTTACTGCTTGTTCTACGTAACCAGCTATTGCTTTTTCTACGATTTGTAAATTAGTATTAGTTTTTGTTCCCCATGTACCAGCATTTTCGCCGGTTGCCATTAGTTCTATACCAAGATCTGAAAATGATGATGCCATAATTTAATCCTTAAGGTGTAG